ACCGGAGTTAGCGACATCCTCCGAAGACCAGTCATAGGTCTCATTGGCATTATCGTTAACATGTCCGACTCCCCTGCGAGGACCAATCATATAATCTTGCGTTCCCGAATATTTTGGAAACTGATCACTCACGCCGGGTACTGGGAACTTATCACCAGCGGGACGTGGATGAGGTCTCGGATCAATTCCTAAATCTTCTACAGAAGGATAATCGGTTTCATCAATAACTCTTTTAACATTAGAATTATCTAGCACGATCTTTTTAAGTTTCATCGTAGCGACCTCGATTATACAGAACCCATTGGGCCTTGTATAGTGATTGAATAGATGTTGAATGGGGGCCGAAACCCCCTCAACTTTAAGTTAGCAAATACTCTCAAACGTCCCACGATCAGCTTTAATTTTCTTATTAATAGCCTTGGGTCGTTGAGTTGCTTCGTTGGTCTCACCCCTAAGTTTCATGGCACTACCACCCGGTACAAACTCCTGAGCTGATAGACCTAGTTCAATTGGGGAACCCGTCGAGGCTTTATATTGCCCTTGACCCGGACCCATGTTTTTGGATGAAGCTTCAGATAAAGAAGTCTTACTACGATCTTCCGCACCTTCATACATGCCACCCATGTTGTACTTATTGCCTTTAGCCATTATGCATTCTCCTATTAGAACCATCGAATCGCAATGTATGGAGAACCAATACCAGCGGGAGTACCGCCTGTTGGTGCAACATACGTGAATTCAAGTTGACCGCCTATTAGGTCTGAAACAACAAGATATGCATCTAAAATCGCATTCGCATCATTCCTGACATTATAGGTGTCCCCTATACCACTACCTGTACCGTTGGCAACTTCAAGCTGACAATACTTATTAGTATCAGCAGCGATCCCCACCAAAAACTGACCCGCAGTTGTGACACTGGTAAAGGCTTCAGTAATGTTTGTTATACCTACTTCAATAATTCGACCATTTTCAAACTGAGAGGGTGCTTTAATTGATGCAGTACCCGCGCCAGCGCCGAAGTCATGAGAGGCCACTATATAGTTTAATACAGGACCGTCTGAATAACTCATATCTTTTCTCCTAGTTAGTTAAGCTTATGCAGCCGTTGCCCATCGAACGATGCGAGCATCAACAGCAGCGGGTTGTGAGATGGCAAAGCCTTCCTCAGAATACCACGCTACACCTTTGTCTCGACCATAATCTTGAGGTAATTTACCTCGTATTTCTGGAGGACAAACAATAGCTTCGATCACAGTGTCTTCACCGAAGAAAAATGCTTCATCTGACAAGTTGTTAGTCCAAGCTTGATTTGGAATAGAAGTCTGTTCAAAAAAGCGAATACCTTCGTAAGACCGACCTACTTCACCATTTAAGATAAAGCCAAACCCTTCACTCGTATGCTGTGAAATGGGTTCAAGATCGTCTTTAAAGCCACGGAAAGTTGCAGGTCTTCCAACAGAACGATAATTACCATCGCTATAAATTGGAATATTTCGTTCTTTCATTTGATCTGAAATAAGCTTAACGTGAACATTGTTCATCGCTAAGTTATTGGTTGCAGTAGCTGTACCTGTTGTTTCAAAAGTAATGGCCGTTGCAGAGTTACCACTTTCAGGAGTAACCGTCAAAGGACTTAAAACAAACTGACCATGCGCTTCAATTTCAAACGCTTTAGATGCATCATTCTTAAGTGCTTTGTTGATAATCTGACGAACAGGTTGAGCTGAAAGATCATCCAACTTACCTGAAAAAGGTACAGAATTACCAAATTCAACAATCACGCCGCTATTTTGAGCAATCGTGAATGCAGTTTCGGGCATCCGTTCGGTCTCATCTAAGCGACCCCCTTGTGTACCTACATCGCTATATACGTTCCATTGGAAAGCATCACCGACGTGTAAACCTTTATCCGAAAAATCATCAGCATCACAATGCTGTACGAATCGAGTCATTGGTTGAAGGGCATTCCGTAAGACAGTGGATAATTCCCCTGAATACATGAAGCCACCCGCTGTATCTGTTTCCCATACTTGACCTGCCATAGCAGAATCCTCTCTATCTAAATCTAAGTCTACCCTTGACCCCTTTGGGCTTGTAGTTGCTTGATATACTCAGATCGTGTTTGTGGTTTAGGTTCAGGTTTCTTTTGCGATCTACCTGACCCTGCGGTGGGTGTTCGCATAGCGCGTTTTTCGGCAACTTTATCGCTTTGACTTACTTTTGCAGCAGCACCTAATCCACGTTCGCCCAACCACTCGGTAACTTCATCCCCTGCTTGTTGCAGGATTTCTCCGGGTGATAGGTTTGGATGTTGTGCCTTAATTTCAGCACTCTTCCGATCAGCCATATGAAACAACGTTTCATCATTCATAATCTCAGGAAAAGCGATTGCAAAATCAGCCTTAGCTTCACTAATATTCTTTACATTTTGCCGTTGCTCTATGTGTTGTATGGCATTGTTGGTCGCCTTGGCAAGTAACTCTTCCGAGTCAAATGTCTCTGGCTGGGGAACTTCCACTTTAACGCCATTAATTGCGTTAACTAAAGCTTTAGCACCTTCTTCAACATCACCATCCAATGCAGCGAGTAATGCCTTCTCAATAACATCTTGAGAAACTTCACTGTTTTGATCGTCGATAGATAGATCGGAGGATGTGGCAGACTTGTCCGGGATGGATAAAGTCTTGGTTTCTTCATACTTCTTCTTATCCGCAGTAAATGCGGCTTTTTCGTTATCAAATGTCGATCTCTCGGACACTACAGCCTTTCGTTCTTCCGCAGCTTGTCTCAGCATCTCATCGGCGGCAACTATCTTTTGATAGGCTTCAATACCACCTCGCGCATCAACCTTGGCCTTATCGACCATTTTGGTACGCCCTAACACTTTAACTTCAACCTGTTCAGGCTTAGGTGTCTTATCAGACTCCGGCGCTTTAGGTTGATCTTCCGGTTTTGCTGCTTCCGGTGATTCTTTAGTCTCGGGTAGAATTTCTTCTTCTTCGACGGGGGGAATCGTTTCGGTACTATGATTTCTCTGATCCGCTTTAGCGTAAATTGCTTCTCTGGGAGAAAGTACCTTATCTTTTTGAGACTTTACACTCAATTCTTCTTCTTGTGAAGTTTTTTCTGAAACTTGCGCAATCTCAGGCGCGACTTGTAATTCCTTATCTTCGTTCACAAAATCAACTTGTTCTTCGGGCATGTGTATTCTCCATCTTCAGGTAGGAGTTAATATTAAGAGATAATATCTTCAGCAAAAGATTCTTCCCGTTGAATTGTTTCAACAGCAGCATCTCCATCTTGGATAATCTCAGCTAGGTATTTGATCGCTTCTTGAGCAACCAAAATCTTTAGTCGTGTCTCACGGCACGCATCAATTTCAACAGGGTCTAAGGCAATCAATGCTTCAGTCCCGTCAGTTATATCTTGTTCAGCCATAGCAATAAACAGTTTACCCGCCGACGTGTTTAGAAAAACCCTAACCTGTTCGGCCATCTGAGCACGTTTAACATTGGCATCATCTGAAAAAGCAGCCTCAGCAGCCTTCATTTCCTCATCTGAATATGTCATATACCTGTTCCAATTTCTCGTTTAACTTGCATTTCTTCATCAAACTGCCGTTTGTCTTCTCGGCTTTTAATGACTTCACCCGCTAGCTTGGTCTTCGATTGATCAAAACTCATCTGACGTTTACTATCACTTTCAATCATCCGAGCCTCAAGTTCTCGATCAAACTTCGCCATATCAGAGGCTTTATCTGACATATTTTTCTCAAGTTCCAACCCTTCCCTACGAATCTCATTTTGAGTACGTTGATCTTCTAAAAACCGTTCATTCTCAAAGTTGATTAACGCAAGTTCTTGAGCACCTTCTTGTCGTATCATCTCTAGTTGCACTTGTGGATCAATCTCTTCTTGAGGTTGTTCCTCTTCAGGTACGTCTTGTATGAAGAATCTACCCGTATCTTTAAAGCCTACTGCGCCGAAAATCTCTTTGGATACTTCCTCTTCATTCAGTCGCTTAGTCATACCCGGTGCAAAAGCACTAATACTCTGCAACGCAGTGGCTAAGCGATTAATGCGCTGAGCAGGACTGGTCGCACCAAACCCCACATTAATCTCAACAGTCATGTTGCCTTGGATCATCAAGTCCGTCAGTTGATCAATACCGTATTTCTCCCACACTTCCATCTTCTGGCCCAGCATGGCGAATATAGCCTCATCGGTCTCATGCCGTTGTTCCAACTGAATGAGCTGCTTAATAACAGGTTCTACCCACGTTTCTGTAAATATACGAAGCTGGTACTCGGGCATGATATCGCCCTCCCCTGCTAACAACTCCATACCCCCCACAGTTTCACCAAGGTTACGATTACTATTAACAGACCCCGATGAAAAATTACCCGCTACATCATCAAAGTCAGCATCAATTCGATCTTGTTCTTGGTAGCTTGACGACGTGACATCGGGCGGTGCTTCCACACGAATGTCATTATCAACATTATTCATCAACGTCACACCACCGGGGACATTGCGTTGTAATGACCTAAGATCAATGTTTTGACCGCGCTTTACAAAATACCGACGATTAAGTACTAACGACACATTATCCTGTCGTTGGTTATTCAACTCGTTAGCCGTTTGCTGTAGCCCTGACGTGATACCCGCAACACTTTCAGGATAGTTGCGATGCGCCTCAATAGTGGAGCCTCCCATCACATAGGGACGTTCCCCCGGCTTCAAATGAGGATAGGCTTCTTCCAAAGGAATCGGCTCTGACAACATGAAGTACACACCAACCGTGTAGTAAATCCAATCACGACCTTCATACTCCATGATGTTGCGATGAATCCAAATAGTGTCATATTCCTGATTCAAATAAGACGTTTCCTCAATCGAATCAATCTCCCGACGTTCCCGCTGCCTTCGTACTGAGTCATCGGAGTATTCATCACTACGACCTTGTTGGAGCGATCCCACATCTACCGTGTGCCATGGGATATTACTCTTACCAATATTGCGCGTCATTTTAATGACTGCCGCAATGGTCATTGGAATACGATCAATAATAAAAGGTGAAGCACCAAGGGGGTCTGTCCAATCGACTGCGGGTGCAAATCTGATATTTTCGACAGGTCTTAGTTCAACACAAGGCGTATCTTTAATAATCGTATATTTATCTTCCATGGCAGGTTCACCATGCTCATCCAGCACAGCCTGACCCTCCATATAAAGCGGCACCTTTTGAACCTGTTCTTCAAACTTCCAATATTGGTGAGAGATACATACACCTGAAACAAGGGTATCTTGATACGCACCTTGTAAGGTTTTAAACCATGGTATGGTGTTGGCAAAGCGATACTGTAACAACTCCTTATTAACCTCAGCACTCACACGTTGCACAATATTACTAGGGTCTTCAGCCCTTACGTCAACAATGTCTCTGGCTGCAAAAAATGCAGTTGCAGCCGCTGCTTCATTCTTACGAATAACAGTACGGGTTTTGGGCCTAAAACCCTTCGCACGCGCAGCAAATTGCTCAGTATAGTACTTGGAGCCGGGAGCATGTCGCCCTCTAAAGTGAGCAACATTGCGCTCCATATCACGCCTTACGGCAACATCAAAATACGTTTCGGATGTCTCGAAGGCATCACGCGACATTGACATCCAATGTCCTTCAGTCCGTAGGGCGGTTGCGGACTGATCCCCTTCCCCCGCACTGTCTGCCTCCACATTACCCATCGGTAATGTCGAACGTTCGTTGTTATAAGGACTTGCTGTATTTAAAGCCATGTCTCACCTCTCATGTATCATCTCGCCCTTAAAATTACGGGTAGCATTCAATATATTATCAATGACTGCCTTTTGTGCTATCCCTTTATCCCTAGCTATATTATAGCGTTCTAACAACTCACCCGCATACCTCACCAATACTCGACCTTCAGGATCAAGCGACTTAAGGTGTATGCTCACACCAAAACTACCACTTAACCAAAGATTACGGATGGTTACTACACCTCCCGTTTTAAAATCTCTAATGTCAATCAACCACGCGGTAGTCCGTGTTGGATTAGCCATATCCCGCCATTGACTTACCTGTGGATAATGTGTGTGTAATGTCGCTAACATGTTCTTACGTAGGAGAGCCGTGGTTGCTCTCTCCCCTTTTTCCTCATGAAGTAAGTCTTGTTTCATCACCTTGTTATAGCTCATAAATCCCCGTCCGGCTGTTAGGATTGCGATAAAAATTCTTACCGTTAGAAAATTGATATTCCAAATTAGGTGCATTCAAATTTTCATACTGGCGCACTAACGTTTTCCAATCCACGACTTGTCGTCGTGGGGGCTTGCCAGCGGGTGTGGGTACAGGTATTGACATTGTATCACCTCATTAAAAAGTTGAAGGTTGGGCAATACTACGAATAACCCACATGAAACCTTGTTGTAAATTAGTTTTACCCGATGCAACATCCCCTTTGTCTGTACTTTCTGTGGATTCTAACTTTTCCATAAACACTCCACATTTTTCAGATAATTCTTTCCCTTCATTGATTAAGTCAATTTCCTCTTGGCTTAAATCACGATAACCTTTAATTTGTTTATGTTGGTTGTCCATTTTTAAATTCTCATAGGTTGGTTCACATTAATAATCTGGTACTGGATCGGGGTCAAGTTGGTCGCCCCCATATCCTTCGTCACTGGGCCTATGACCTACTGCGCCAGTTCTAAATGCATCAGCGCCATGGCAAGCCCAATTATGTAGGGGTGTTGATCTAAAATCCACCAATTTCTCATCCCACTCACGCCTGTAGTTCTCAAGACACTTCAAACCACTTTGATCACCCGAGTCACATTTAGCCTCATCAAACCAGCAAGTGGAGATAAAATTACGTGTTTCTTCAATCTGATCTAGCAACTGATCGCTATTCTTCGGTCTTGGCACCATTGAAATGGGTTGAATCCCCAGCTCCATGGCTACATCAGCACGCTTCTTCCCAGTACCCAATTCCCTAACATTAGCATCATGTGGCATATAATGAGTACCATAAGAATATTCCTTATCCTTAAGGATCTTGGCATAATGCGCCAAACCTTCACCCTTATTAGCATAATAATCAATTACCCGCCGCTCTCGGCCTATGGTCTGCATAAACCAGATGGCCATAGAATCATTCATTCCCAAGTCCCAGAAGGTATCTACTGGAAAACCTTTCTCATAAGGTACATCACCAATACGACCCCTTCTCCTCAGATCGGAAACAGTAACCCCATAATACGCACCCTTAATCGATGCTTTAAACGCTTCTTCTGGATAACTGGGGTTTTCTCGGAACATCTTATCACCCAAGATCGCATACTTCTTAATCCACCATGCCTTTTGCTCTTGGGTTAATACAATACCACGACCCTCTAAATCCCTGAAATAATCAAAATTCTCTGTGGTCATCACCACACCACCGGGGTCCATGATATATGCAGGGTCTGCCCACCATGGGAAAAAGTAAAATTTGAAATCTAAATTGGTAAGGTTCTTCTTCCCATCCTTCAACTTCTTGGCATCCGTTGACATACGATAGAATGCACCATCCCTACCCTCTGCCGTTGACTCTACGAAAATCATACCCTCTAAGGGCACCGCCTCCATAGCACCTGTTATAATCTCTTCGGCTTTATCCGGGAATTTGGCCGCGATCTTACCGAACTCAGAAACATGTAAATACTGTAAAGTGCCTGACCTAAAAGAAGTCGATACGCGAATATCGGAACCGTTAGCAAACTTGATAGCGTTGGCCCGATCGGTTGTTGCTGGTATAGCTTGCCTTAACTGTGGATCTAAATTGTCGTAGGGAAACTTTATCTTTTCTTCAAAGATTGCTTTAGCATCATCCATATGATGAGCAATAATGCCAGCACGAATGGTTGGATTAAAGAGACATATATCCAATATAAACAAATCAATAAACGTGGTGAAACCTAACTGTCGTGCCTTCAATATCACATTACGATAATGCATGGTATCGAACAACTGCTCTTGCGGCTTGTTCATTTTAAAGGTAGTCACCTTACCTTTCTTATCTTTGATTTTGTACAAATTGTTCAAACGCCATTTCTGGTCGCTCAAATTTTTTTGTAATTTTTCCTGTGCGACGGCCTCCGCATATTCACCGGGGGAATAATCATCCTCAATGGGGGGTGGCCTTTCAATAAGCGTATCATTCATAAGTTGTGAATCTTTATAATTATATGTGGGGCCAATACTTCTGTAAAAATAATAAGTTGTGAATCTTTATAATTAGATGTGGGGCCAATGGGTTCATGCCTTTAAAAATTGGAGATATATAGGCTATGGGTTGTATTATATTACAAGGTTAAGCCTCCAGCCAAAAAGCCGGTTTTCCATTTTACCCCACCCCCTTTTGTAAATAGCCTTTTTCGTGAAAGGTGTTTCAAACTTTTTTTAGGGCTTAAAGCACAGCATATTTTCATACCGCCAGCCTCACAGTCATACAGCAAAGGGGGCGGGGGTGGTGTGAATTCATGCCGACAATATGACACATTGTCACAATACCACATAGAAAGTAGCGTGCTGTACGTGCATAAGTCTAAAGTTTGTGAGGTAAGTTACACAAGATGTCACAGAATGGGCCTATTTGGGTACGGGTGGTGGTGGTAAATCGCGTAAAATCTTCTTATTCTTGACAAACTTAGGAGCGACAGGCTTTTGTACCAGTGCTTCAGGGGGTGGTGGTGCTGGGGGTGTAAAGTCATTACCCTCTGATATGATGGGTTCTTCCTTCTCTTTATAGGTAATTTCATCAATCACTTCTGTACACTCACCACGTAGGGCTGGCGGCCCTGTAGTTGTGGAGATATTAGATAACAATGAACTCAAGGTAGAATTAACATCTAGCTCCACCGTGTTATCGAAAGCCTTTACATCTTTATGCTTGCCGACTAGCTCAATGCCCTTAGTGACACCCTGCGCATTATAGGCATAATGCTTAGTCTCGATAATGTCGCCAGTCTCCTTGCATTTCCTAACGGTAGTGTGCGTAGGGAGATCACCATTCGACTTATTTATTAACTCTACACTCTTGCGCTTGACGTACTCAGCATCGATTATATCTTCAGTGAGTGCGTCGGCTGCTTGTTTGATTGCTAGCTTCTCTAGCTTCTTTAGACCTGAATGTATAGCACTGAAGATATGGGGCTTTTTGTTCTTTTTGTAGTCAGGTTTCACCCAATTGTATGCGCTCTTGGTGCAACTCGACTTACTATAGCCTGCTTTTTCTGCCGCGTCGGGTGCATTGCGCGAAATGAGGTAATTATCAACGAATATTTGCTCCTGTGCGTCCAGTGGCTTCTTACATTTAGCTAGTTGTAGAAATGCTTTAGTCTGCGTGACTGTAGCCTTTTTAACTTGAGAAACGACCTCTAGCATAGCGTCCAGTTCTGCTTGAGAACGTGGGCCGCTGGGCTTAATGCGCGTCATGCGCCCAGTATCGTCGAATACTTGATCTACTTTACTAAGGTCCTCTTTAGGCACACCATAGTCGTCAATTCTTGATCCCACACCGCTCATAAATGTACTTATCCTGTGATTTTTCACTAATTGATGCCGATGGGTACACATAATAAACTTTATCTAATTAATTTGAAATAAAGCTTGTTAAATGCTCCCAATGGGTTAATCTCTATTCTATTAAACTTAATCAAGTGAAAAGCTAAACAACCAATAAACAAAGGGGAAATAAAATGTTATTTAGCTCATATAAGCAGCAAGTAATTAGTTTTATGCACAGTAGCGGCGAAAATACCAGCGATGGAGTAAAAGTTTTAATGTTCAACATGGTAGCTAATAATATTGAATATGTAATTAGAAATTACACGAATAGTAAAGGTCGGGTTAGCAGGGCTGATTATCACTTATCTAGAATACAGTGTGAGATTTTACAACTTAGTGTTAGCAACTAAATCAAAGGGAAATATCATGATTATTAAAACTGTAAAATCAAATAATTGTTGCACGTCACCAGAGGGGTATAGCATTGTTAACGTACATATTGTTGAAGAAACTGACAAAGCAGCGCGTGTTCAAGTCACTAGCGGTTACGTGATCGGCAAAGATTATTATTTGTGGATTCCTAAAAGTTTGTGCGTTTATGTTGAAGACGCTATTTATCATCACCAGCTTCATGTTAAAGCATGGTTTGTGGGTGAAAATATTGACTTTTTTAATATATAAACAAAGGGAAATATCATGACTGTACTTCTAAGCAATGACGAAAAACAGAGTTTAACATTAATAAGAACTAGAGCCATGGAGCTTAAAGATGGCGGAATGGTGATCATAAGCACTTCTACAGAAATAGAACAAGCCGAACAATGGTTAATAAAACATGGCTTGTCTGGTGTTTACTTTGACCCTCTGGACCCTGTCCAAGAATACAATGAATTCAAAATTGTAAAAGGCGTTAGAAATTACGAAAAACCCACAGCAATTGAGCTTTATAACTAAGGAATAAAAATTATGAACGACGAACAAATCATTGAGAAAGCGCTACATATTCTAAGAGAAAAAGCACCTAATGAATATTTTGCAGTGGGTAGCCCAGACGACTCTAAAAAATATGCCCAGCTTAAAATTGGGTCAAGTGATCGAGAAATATTTCTTGTAATGTTCTTAAATGCAGCACATAAAGTAATCGCTTACGAAGAAATGTTTAAAGGCACACTAGATAAAGCTGCAATCTATCCGAGAGAGATAGCTAAAGCCGCTCTCAAGCACAATGCCGCCGCTGTTATTCTAGCGCATAACCATCCGTCGGGGTCAGTTGAGCCGTCAGATTCTGACCAGACAATGACAAAAATAGTAACCAAAGCGTTAGCACTGCTAGACATAATAGTCTTAGATCACCTTATTGTTAGCTATACTGATACTTTATCTTTTGCCGAGCGAGGCTTAATCTAAATCTAAACAGGAATAAAAATTATGTTAACTAAGAAACAATACCAAACTTTCGAAAGAGATTTCATAACAAATCATGAAGAGAAAGCAACTTGCATATTGACAATACGCTTTGATGATCAGTGCA